GAGCGAACTGGGGGCCCGCAGCCTGGGCCATGACAGCGAAACTGACGATGGTTTCGCCGATCTTGACTGTCAGTAACCGCAGGGCGGCGATCACTGCTTGCACACCTGTGGTGGATATCCAAATCAGTCCCTGACCGATGGAGACAAGACTGCTGGAAACAAAAGCAACAAGCTTTGAAATTCCGATAATTACGTAGTCAATAGCGCCTGCGATAGAGCGGATGACTGTCTGAATCACCCCGCTCGCTTGTTTGAGCAGGGATATAGCTCCCCCGATTGCTTTACTGAAGGAGAAGAGAACACGAACCACCGGCATAACACCGATGCGTTCCAGCAATCCGAAGTCGATGGCTGCGGCGTTGATCCACTGAGCTAACGGCATTTTCAGGATGTCGCCGTAGAGCTGCATCAGCGCAGTAAAGGCAGGTACTACGGTGCTGTTGAGGATATTGGCTAGATTGATGAAGGCTGAGATGTAGACCTTGAGACTCTCTGCTTTGAACTGTACGAAGCCTTCGACCAGGACTTTTAGGCCTGAAGCTAGTTGAGCGACTGCCTTTACGATTTGATTGACTAAGTTGGCAATAGCAGGACGAAGATTGTCAATGTACTGCTGTACTTTTAAGAAAAGGTCAACGGCGTACTCTTCGCCCTTGTCAAACGTATTGACTTGTTTGCGCTGGGTTACGCCCTGTAGAAGAGGCGCAGCCGCGGCGGCACCAACCACGCCTTTGCCGATGGCACCGAAGCTGCGACCGAGGGCGTCGGCGATACCGATCGAGCTCTTGAAGACGAGCTGCAGCCTTTGGTAGAGGACAGTCAGCCCCTCGAGTAGGGGGTCAAGCATGCCTTTGCCCAGGGAGCGCTTGACCTCCTCGGCGAACTCGTCGATGTTGCTGGTGATACCGGCGAAGCCTCGGGCGGCGAGTTCCTGGCCAGCGGTGAAGGCGCGAAGCCGCTTGGTCAGGAAGCCGACCAGGCCCTCAGCGGAGGTTTTCGCCTTGGTGACCTCGTCGTTGGTCAGGCCAAGAGAGCGCGCCAGGACTGAGTTCTGATCGATCGTTCCTGTCAGGATCGAGCGGATTTCCTGGGTCGCGTACATCGGGTCAGACAGGCCCAGTGTCCCCAGCGCGGCACTGAAGGTGATCGCCAGGTCTTCGGCATCTTTGAAGCTCCCGCCGATGTCGCCGATCTGGGAGGCGACGACCCCAAACACCTGGATGATCGCGTCGGAGGTGGTTCCAGCGATGTCGAGAGAGCGCCTGCGAATGTTCTCGATCGTCTGGTTGACAGGGCCCTCTAGCTTGAGGATGGCCTCGTATGGATCGGAGATCCGTTGGCCGTTGACAGCGACGTCAGCGGTCGAGGCGAGAGTCGTCTTGGTCCGCAGCAGGGATTCCTGAAGGCGGATTTCACGGCCGATCGTGTCGTTGAAGAACTGCCCAAAGGCGCCCTTCAGGATGCCGATGCTCTGGGTGATGCCGAAGATCGTGAATCCGAGGTTGGCTACACGCTTGGAAGCTTCATCGATGCCGCGCGTCAGGCCACTGAATGTGCCTTGCAGGATGTTCTGAGGTGTGAGCTTGGTTAGCCCGATAATGCCGGATTTGAGCTTGTCGACAGCGACTACAACGCCCTCGATTACTTCCTGAAGGTCGTTGATTCGACCACCCAGCAAAGGCGTCTTGCCTGCTATCTCCCAGGTGGTTTTGATGACACGACCTAGTGTCTTGAAACTTTCAATAATGTCATTGAAACTCGGGAATGATATATTGAGCTTTCTATCTTCTGTTACTTGTACTACTTTCTTGTCGAGTTTATCGACTTTCTTTTCGGCCTCCTCGGTGTTAGCAACAACACGTACGGTGTAGTCGGCCACTTGTACTCCGCCCTCGGGTTCCTCTGGATTAAGTGTACGGCTACCGGCTTAATGGTGTTCGAAGAGCGACAAACACATGTCGTGGTATGGCGTTTCGTTTGACTAGGTTTACAAGGACGTGAATGGTGGTTTCAGATGGGCCTTCCGGTTCCTGCGATTCAGGCGTCCAATCTGGATAAGGGAGAAAGTCTTTTGCATCAATCTTAGGTGCCTTCGACTTAGACCCTGAGAAGCCATGCGCGATATTGATCAACACAGATGTTAAGCGCGCTGTAGAAACAGAATAAGCGTTTGCTTTTTCTTGTTCTAAGCTGGAGATGCGGTCTAAGACGCGCCTGATAACTGCTATGGGCGTGCGCAGGAAGTTGTTGCGATTAAAATCTGCACCCAGAGGTGACGCTTTTAAGCGCAGATAAATATCGTCCCAATCTGTGACGGGAGTGCGAAGGTGTTGCTCGCACTGTTCTATAATTTCTTCCGGGGAGGCGTCTCTGTGGTTTCTTTGGCGTTTCCCGGGACGTCCTCGTGCTTAGGCCATCCGTCGCGCTCCCACAGCATCAACTGGAAGATGTTGTCCATCAGCTTGGTAGGCATCTTCTCGGTATCCGTGGTCGTCCAGTCTTTGAGCGGAGTCCAGTCTTCGCTGTCGTCTAACTTGGCTTCTGCTCTGTATTGCATGAACAGCGTGACAAAGCTGATCTTTTGATCTGTAGCATTGACACCTTGATTCTGCATATCTTCGATCTCTTCGGCGTATTCATAGATGATCTCGGGGGCTTCTTCTTCTGAAGCGCCGATCTTGGTCATAAGATCAACGGCCTCTTTCGTGGTTATATTTTTGTCTTTGGCGATGCGTTGAGCCAACTTCAAAGACTTAAATGTAGCTTTGCTTTGTTTCTTGGCGTATTCCTCAATGTGCCGGGACTCTCCGGGAACCAGGTCTTCGTAAATTGGAAAACGAAAAGGGCCAACTTCGTAGTATTTTTCAGCTCCGAAGAGCAGTGAAGCGTACTTGCTCATTGCGAATAGGGAGCGCCACCTGCCACGCGCGATAAGGCGTTGGCTGATTGACGAGCTCGGGGGGAAGTTCAACCTCCAGACTAGCGCCGTCATACGCTAAGCGTATACGATGGCTCTGGACGAGGGGTTCCAGGTAGAGGGCGCCACAGTGGAGCGTGTCGCCTTCTTCCACACAATTAACTGCAAAGACCGTGTTGAGTGGGTCTATAAGAATGTCGTGCTGCATAAGTACAAAGAAAAAGGCCCCTTTACGGGGCCTGGGTGTTTGACGCGCTCGGGGATCAGGCGGTGCGGAAGGTGGTCGTGAGACCTTGCACGGGGCGCTTCACGCCCGATGCCGAAGCGGTGCCGTTGGCATCGACCGCTTGGGTGATGGCACCGTCGGCGACAACCAGCCGGAAGATGGTGCCGGCAGCGAGGTCCGCGCTCGGGTTGATGGTCACCACGTTGGATGCCAGAGACACTGTCGCGGGCACCTTCACGCCGGTGGAGGCGTTCTCCAGGCTGAAGCCGGAGCCGTCGGTTTGACCCAGGGTGAGTTGGGTCAGGGCGATGGTGCCATTGCTGGTGTAGGTGACCGTGATGTTGTCGCCCACGGCTACAGCCGATGCGTTGTTGGCCGGGCTCGTGGCAGCTTGGCGGGTGCCATTCACCAGGAAGAGCAGGCTGGACTGGACGCCGCCGCTGCTGATGGCCGAGGCGCCGGCGTCATAGCGACCGAAAACGGGGCGGGCGCGGGACATCAGGTCGAACGAGATCTCGGTGAGCCCCTCAGCGGTGAGGTTCTCCGAGTAGTTCTGGATCACCGCGTTGAAGCCGGTGAAGTCGTAGATGTAGTTGCCCGAAGCGCCGTCGGCCTGGCCCAGCTCCTTGAGGAACTCGATGTAGATCTCGTAGTCCTTGTTGTAGCGGGCCTTCTGGATCAGGGAGAAGCCCTCGTTGTAACCGCCGCGGAAGACCGGGCAGTTTTGGCCGGCGGGGACTTCGGTGTCCTTGAGGAAGTAGGCGGTCACCGAGGCTTGCACGGAGGAACCCGTGATCACGCTGTCCATCCAGCCGTCATCACCCAGGAGGCGGAACTCCTGGTTGTTGTCGTTGATCTGGAAGCTGGTGTTGGTGATGCCTTGGAGCTCGACGTAGCTGGCGCCAGCATCGAGGGTGGGCAGGGTGATGGCGCCCGCGGTGGAACGCGAGGCGAAGTAGCGACAGGGAGGGGTCAGATCCACGGCGCGGACGATGGTCCGGTGCGCCTTGTGGAACGACAGCCCGATGGCGTAGTCAGCCATTGTTGGGACTCCTTAAGGGATCGGGGGGTTCAGGACGGCGCCGCGGATGCGTGCCGTGAGGGACTCGAAAGTCGCCTCGGTTCGGGCCAGGTAGGTGACCGGGTCCCGGGGGAAGGCACGGGAGAGGCGACGGGCAATGTCCAGCAGAGATGCCGGCATGCGAGTGCCCTCCTTGGTGCCGTAGTTCGTGAAGCGGACGGTCC